ATCTCTCAACATTTATATAATACCAGTTTTGAGGGGGTCTGGCAACCCCTAGTGTGCCAGTTATTCTGCTGGCACTTTAGATGGGATTTGCTTTGGTACTATGTTAGTCTGAAGGACTTCAGAATAATCCTCATTACGTTTCTGGTCTATTGCATAGCACTCCCACGTATGATCTAATGTGAAGACATAGACAAACTCTGCATCATTAGCAGGATTTCCCACATAATCATCAAAGTTTAGATCTAAACGTGGTTCTGTCTTCTCTCCTCTCTCATTATAGTATAATGGACGTGATGTTTCTAAATCATTTCTATCCCAATCGTTGTCTGAATCACAGCATGAGATGTCTCCACCATCAATTAACTCAGCAACCTTATCTCTTGTGTTAAACTTCTCATTGAGAGTAACACCCAACCACTCAGGATAACCATCCCAGTGATGATACACTGAAAGAATAGCATCATCCGCAAGTTGTAATCCGATTCTTGAACGTGTTGCCATTTAAAAAAGGGGGGTAAAAGCCATGGGGATGTTAGTTCTTTCTTCGGTTGCGAACCGAGAGGCACATCCATCTCCTCGTAAAGGACTTACAGGGCGTAATTTCTCAACTGAATTGAGACAACCATAGACCCTTGCCCAAATGGTGAGAGAAAACAAAACTGAGGGGACAATGCATTACCTTAACGTCATGTCTCTGCTTCTGATTAGACTTACAGGACGTAATTTCTCTGCTGAACAGAGACAACCATAGATCCTTGCATTTGTCAGAGTAGTTAGGAACCTCGTTTGTTTTCCCATGTGCTTATTATAGTCCATCCATCCAGTGTATCAATGGGTTGTGTTCCACTTTCTCAACTGGCATACATGTCCCCGATTCTGACCCTAAGACCTTATATAATAACCACCGTACTTCCTTGAATGATATTCTCTTTCTATATTTACCATTCTTTTGTAATGATTTGAATGAAGTAAGATAGAAATCATTTGTTGACACTCTATACTCTGTGATTGCATCATTGATTAATTGTAAGTGTTCATCCTTTATATGAGGTGAATGAATAGAAAATATATTCCTGTTTGTATTCTTATACTCTACACTTCCTATTTTTATGTGTATGTTATCTCCATCAATTCTATCAATTCCATTAATAATATATCTGTATGAATCAGGTGGATTAAATTTTACATCAAATGGTACACTTGTTGGTGTGTTCTCATTATTGAGTGAAATATGTTTACCATTAATATATGTTTTAGTATTCTCGACCTTATATGGTACAAAATATGCAACACCAGCAGGATTATCTGTATCAGAGAATAGTCTCATATCAAACTTATCCCATGAGTATAATCTATCCTTGAATAATCCTTGATTCCAGAATGTTGATGGTATAATTGCAGCAACATAATCACAATTATCAAGACACAGTTGTAGTGCATCAAGATACAAATCCTCATGTTTTAACACTACTGGTAGTTTCTTTCTTGATACTACAGTCTTAGCAAGATAAGGTGGATTAGTGATACAAACATTATATTCAGTTGGAAACTCTTTCAGTGTATCTCGTTGTTCAACATCAGGATGATTTGGTGCTATATCATAACCATCCCAATCTACATCTATGTACTTAAAAAGATGCCCACCACCAGCAAATGGTTCCAAGAATGTAACATCCTTTGGAACCATCTTGTACCAGTCTTTAAAAGCATCAGATATATTAAAAGGATCAGTAGTTGTATAATACTGACCCAGTAATTGTTTACTAATTAACCCCAAGTCTTTCTTGTAGTTCAACATGATTAACGACCCAGACATTATCTGAATCGTACTTTTCTTTCAGAGTATTATACTTCTTTTCTAAATCAGTGTCAATTAGTAAGACATAAATCTTATCTTCATCACCATACTCATTTGCCCAATCTCCAAATTGTGCTGCTTCATGAAATACATTGTCTTGATGTCCACCTTCACCAAATACTATTTTGGCAAAGATAAGACCAGTTTTATCACCACTGATAACACCATCAATAGATTTAAGGCAATCAAGTTTAGTTAAACCCTGCTCTCTTAATTCTTTAAACTGTTGTTTAGTAAGAAGTCTACCATCTTTTGTAGGACGGAGATCTTGGTTATTTAAAGGTTTAATGTAAATACCAAAACCTTTTGAGACTTTATCAATCTCTTCAAGAACATATCTCTCATCAGTAGATCCTTGTCTTGATGATTTAATTGCACAACCATTAGCAACTGCTAACGCATAATCATAATTACCAGCACACTTAGAGTAAAGATCTTCTCTATCAGTCTCATAAAGATCTGCTAGTCTATCAAATGCTTTAAAGTTTAGATAAGGTTTTAAATCCCCATCTTCCAAACCCTCTGTATGGCACAGAAGTTCTGCCAATGCTTTATTTGTTCTTTTCTGTCGAATAATACGAACTTTTGATAAATCAGATGTAAAAGTCATGAAACTGTTCCTCCTATGGATGACTAAATTGTTCATGTCTACATTATAAAACCCCTCTCAACAAATGTCAAGAGGGGTAGTGTTCAGTTGTTAAACTGTCCTAGTCATCATACACTCTGCACTCTAATGAGTCAGGATGATTATCACAGTACACTTCTAAATGCTTATCCTCATGCCTTGTATGCCAATCATTAATCTTAGCACCACCAGGATTTTCTTCACCCTCTTCATGTGCATGAAAAGCATCGTTGTGCATTTCTAAATCTTTTTCGGTATATTCGATCATACCATGATTGATATGCTCCTTATGATCTTTTGGATCAAGATATACTTCATGTTCAAGATCGTGGTTTGGAGTTTTAGTTGTCATAATAGTTTGAGTAATAACCTCATTAATATATATTTTAAATGACTTCAACCATCTCATGAATTGCTGTCATTTTAACAAATATACCTTGTAAATCATATTTTAATTGATAATTTTTAGTTGTCAAGTAATATCCATCAATGTCACTTCCATCGTCAGTATATCCATACGCAACTACTCTTTCTTCTATGCCATCTATTCTCAGTTTCTTCTTACCATTTAAGTAAGATTGATATCTTTCGTCTAAATTAAACATAGTTCTCCTGTTTGTGTTGATATTATAACATAAGGTATATCATTTATCTATAAACTTTATAATGTCTTAAGACTATGTTAGTATAACTCAATACTTAATCCAAATCTTGATCCTGTTCTAGTTCCCTTAAATGTTCTATCACATCAGCAGTGTCAATAATATTATCTATATTAGCAAGCATATCTGCTATATGTTTTGATATATAAGGTTTTTCATTTCTTGCCGAAAATGCAAGTGCATTTCTTAGACTCTCTTGAGCTTCTCTTAATGAATATTCTACAGCATTAGTTAATGTCATTAATTTTCCTCGTCATCATTATGTAGCAATGAAGAATCTAACTTAAATCTAGTAGCATCAATCTCTGGTGTGTATTCATATCCATATTTTTGTAAATATTGCTCAAATTCATGTTCAGGAACATCACCATTCCAGTATTCATTTGCTGTATATTCAGTTTTGATACCATCAAGCTTCTCGACCTTAATTCCTGGTGCAATCTCTTCATAATTAGGATCTTCAATTCTTCTCCATTCATTACCATCAACAACTTCAATGCTACTGTTAGTATTTCCTCTCAATAAGGCAAGAAGTCTAACACTATCATTATAACATGCCTTATAATATCTCATATTCTTCTTGACTGAATCAACTATGGTATCATATACTTCTTCAGGAGTAATTTCACTCTCCATAATCTCTCGTAATGATTCTTGAAGATTCAATAGCGAGTAGTTATAATCTGATTTTTCGGTCATTCTTGTCGTATTGAATTGCTTGATCAATAATAACTTGAATCTCTTTAGTTGTCAAGTCATTTAGAAATTTCCAATTTGGATCTTTCTTGTCCCATTCCATACTAAATGAACCATCTTCATTCTGGTGTATTTTTAAACTGTCGTTCATCATCTTTGATTTGTTTTCTAATCATTTTAGCATAATATACTTCCCTTTCACTATACAATTCAGGATGTTTCTTTGCTCGTTTAATAATAAGTTTTGCTGCTTTCTT